GGCAATCATAGGTAACATGGGATCAGAGCAAAGGTTTGATTACACTGCTATCGGTGACGCAGTAAACATTGCGGCTAGGCTTGAGTCAGGTACTAAGGCGGCAGGTGTAGATGTGTTGATAGGGTTTAGCACTAGGAAAGGATCTAGTATTAAGCTAAAGCCACTGTCGCCGATTGAGGCTAAAGGGAAAGCAGAAAAACTAAAAGTATACACTATATAAAATGAGGCAATACTAATGTTAGATAAATTGATAGGCCCAGTAGCAGGATTATTAGACAAATTTATTGTCGATAAAGATCAAGCCAATGCCCTAGCTCACGAGATAAGCACAATGGCAGAGCGACACGCCCAAGAATTAGCCAAGGGTCAACTGGCTGTTAACGCAGTTGAGGCCGCACACAAAAGCCTGTTCGTCTCTGGATGGCGACCTGCTATTGGATGGATCTGCGGATTCGCTTTAATGTATTCTACAATCTTAGCACCCATCTTAGGTATTTGGTTTACTGTCCCGCCTGTAGATAGCTCATTGCTTACAAGTGTACTTATGGGCATGTTAGGACTAGGCGCAATGAGAACTGTAGAAAAAACAAAATCAGTAGCAAGGAGCAAGTAATGGCGGCTAAGAAAAAATCAAAAGTCAACGAGGCAGGTAACTACACCAAGCCTACAATGCGTAAAAGATTGTTTAACAAAATAACAGCAGGAACTAAGGGCGGCAAAGCAGGACAGTGGAGCGCACGAAAAGCTCAGATGCTTGCCAAGCAATACAAAGAAGCAGGAGGAGGTTACAAATGAAAGGTGTTAAACATTATAAGAAAGATGGCACAGAGCATAAAGGTTCTAGTCACAAGATGGCTGACGGAACTTTACACACTAACAAGTCTCACACTAAGACAAGTGTAAAGTTATTTCATTTGAAGGACTTGTCTAAAAAATCTAAGATGAAAGCAAAAGGTACGCACAAGTGTCGCTAAAGAAACCTCAGAAGTCTTTGAAGGCTTGGACAAAACAAGAGTGGACTACAAAGTCTGGCAAGCCTAGTGCTAAAACAGGTGAGAGATACTTACCTAAGAAAGCTATAAAGGCTTTGACACCTGCACAGTATGCGGCAACAACCAAAAAGAAAAAGAAAGATACTGCTCAAGGTAAACAACACAGTAAACAGCCCAAGAAAATTGCGGCCAAAACTAAAAAATATAGGGTCTAGATATGGCAACTCCCAGAAAAGGTAAAGCTAAAGTAAAGATAACGGCCAGTGGCAAGAAGGTTAGCTATGGTCAAGCAGGGAAAGCAAAAGATGGTGGCTCTAGAGTTAGGGCAGGTACATCGAAAGGAGATAGTTACTGCGCCAGAAGTTTAGGCATAAAGAAAAGACTATCTAAAAAGAAACAAAACGATCCGAACACCCCCAACAACTTGTCACGCAAGCGTTGGAAATGTTCGGGTGCTAAGTCAAAGAAATAACTTAAAGTGATTAACTATGAAAAAGTTTTGGAAACTGTGGGCTTTAAGCCTAGGCGAAAAGGTGGGAGACACAGATTCCGAAGCTAATGCCGTGGCTGTTATACGGACAACGCTAGTTACTATTAATTTAATTTGTTGCTTTTGTATAATGGCTAATATCTTACTGCATTAGGAGGGCATATGATTCAAGGCGTTGAGTTCATCCTCCAAGAACTTATGTAATGCCTCTAGTTTTGGTTTCGTAAGTTGTACAATGTTTCTTATAATTAACAATTCATCTCCTTTAAATACTTGGTTTAAATCACTAGCGGGGATGCCGCTCATTTCTGTAACAACAATCCCCTCACAGTTTATCAAGACTTTAAAACCTATGATGTTGGCTTCCTTGCCTTTATTAAACGATTTCACATGCACCACCTACACAAGCTAACTCCTGTGAGCCTGTCGTGTTGTCCTCCATTTCATACTGTTCTAGATCACTCCAATCAACATCCTTGGGCATCACCTCTACTAACTCTTTGTACTTCTCAGCAGTGATATCTTCATAGGGTGCTTGCTGATACACATGATCGCTAACAGGTAGTAAGCTAATGCCGCTACAGATATCAAAGTTATCCCATATCCACTGCGCTACTTGCAGGAACTCATCGTCAGTGTAGTACACCGTGATGCTTGGCTTATGCTCACACCAACTGTTCTGATATGTTTTCCACAAAGCCAACTGTTGCATTGCTCCAACTTGTTTAACTGTTGTGCTAGTCTTAGGAGACTTAACAGGGAAACTATACACCAGAGATGCAGGACTCATTGCGTCTTGTTCTACTGGGAATCCTGCGGTTGACATGAACTGAGCCAACGGGTCTTTTGCGTCCGAACGAACCCTTCTAATGTAGTGCTTTGAGAAACGAGGATGTATGCCAGAAGCACTATCAACAAGCTGAGACACAGTGCCGCTTGGCTTAACGCATGTAATAGCCACAGACTGATTGATACCAAGGTTCTCAGCCCACTTCTTATTTGTTTTAATAGCAACAAGTTTTAACTCCTCTAGCCACTGTGCTGTTTTATCTGATGACACTCCAATAACAGGGTGATCCATGATACCTGTCAGGCTTAAACCTAACAGTGCTTCTTCTTCGGTGTTGCGCTTCCAAACATTCCGCAAGTATCTAAAGTCTGTGAGCGTAGCTTGAAGGGTGCCAATGATAGCGGCAGTCTCAACCTTTTTCTTGAGTATTGCTAGAGTATCGTCTGCACGTACAACCACTTCGCTAAGGTTGCAAAACTGATTAGAGCGCAAGATAATTTCAGAACAGGGGTTGGTTCCGAACTCATGGTCAGCATCTCTACGACCATTGCGACCTGCAATCTTCTGTGCCGCAACACGACTGAAGATCCCGCGTTCTCCTGCCTTGCTCTCGTACATGGTCTGCATCTCTGATAGGAACGATTCAAAGTCAGGCTTCTCAGTGTACGCTACGCTGTTATTGGCTAAGCGTCTATGACCCTCGTTCCTCCACCAATCTCCCGACTTAGCTTTAGACATACGCTGATCAGATAAATTAGATAAACTTATTAATGCTGAACGCCTAACACCACCAACAACTACGATGTCAGCTATCTTACAACAGATGTCATGGCACTCAATGCTTGTCAGCTTACGCCCCGAAGACTTCTGGAAAATCTCTACGCAGAAATTAAACAAATCAACCAACGGCTCTGGCCCTGATGCACGACCACCAAAGGTTTTAAGCCTCTCTCCTGAGCCTCTCACCCTGCTCACATCCCACTGCGGTATCTTACCTGCGTACAGCATAGCAATCAACTCACGGAACGCTGAAGCCCAACCAATCTTGCTGTCAGACACTACTATAAGACTGTCAGTTTGATGAAAGCTCTCAGCAATCTCTGGTAGTTTGTTAATGAAGTTGCGCTCAACGCTGAACCCTACACCTGTACCGCACATAAGAACATACATCAACTCATCAAAGGATCGCGGTGAATCTATATGCAGGTAGCTACAGTTGAATCCTGCTACGTTATCTTTATCTAGTGCCTTACCTGCTGTCATCATGCAACGCATAGAGGGCATGACTTCAAGGTTGTGTATTGCATCGTACAGTTTCTGTCCTTCCTTAACTGTGATCTGCTCACGATCCCTCCAGAATGAAACATAACGAAAGACTGTTTCGCTCCATGTTTCTCTACGGCTATGCTCTGGAATCCATCGTGCGTAGCGGCTCTTGTGTATAAACTGTTGATACTGATCCATTATGTTTTGTCCTCTAGTGTGCTGATTAATTTATTTAAGTACCACTGGGCTTTCTTGCAGTCCTCTAAAGCTTTTCCCTTATAGGACATTCTCCAAATGTATTTCAAGGTGTTGCCCTTTAAGTAACCTTGGAATGCTTCAGGCTCCATGCTTGCTTCGATAGCTTCGATGCATTCAACACCTCCAGAGTTATAGTGCGAGGGCTTGTTGACAACATCTTCTCCCCACTCAAGGTCAAGGGTACATCCTTCTTCTATTAATATATCATGTGCTTCTTGCATAGCCATGCTAATGTACGGCTTGTAGTCTTCTAAAGAACTCTTAGGTGTTTTTTCTATAGCAGGGTGTGCTTTCCGTACACGGTTCCAATCTTCAGGTGTTGCATCATTTAGTCGGCTCATTTTCTGTCTCTTTATTTAAATTAATTTTAGGTTCATTGCGCTTAGTATCTTTTAATTTAGAAGCAGAACTTATCTTCTTAAACTTCTTCTTCCTTAAAAACCTATCGCGCCTCTCGTCTTTGCGGCTGATGTCAGTCAAAACTCTCCCTCTTCTTCGGGTTGATCCAGTTATCAGGAATACTATCTTCGCTAAACCATCTGAAGTCGTTAGCACTTGCCCACTCTCCGTGGCTTCTTTTAGTGCCATCCTTTCTACGTTTGGCTTGAGGCATTGGCGCACTGGGGTTAGCAAAAAGAAACACTAACTCAGTATCTTCAGGCAATGTCTTACTGATCCATATGTACTTACTGAACTCAGCGTAGTCCCAGAACCTACCTTTAGCTTCAAGCAAAATCTTCTTGCCTTCAATCACCCGCAAAAAATCGGGGTGGTAGTTATGCGAAACGGTATAGGGAACTTTGTCAGTGTGGAAACTCCAGTTGTCAAGTATACCATTATGTAGTTCGTATTCCCAGTTGGAGTCATAGCCTTTAACAAGATCCTTCTCTACTGGACGCTTTACTCGTGGTTTCCTATAGCCTTTCTTAATCTTATTCAATGTACTGTTGCCCCTCTGCGCTCTAGTTCTGCATCTATTAACAGCCGAAGATCACTAAGAAACTCATCGTCTATATCTATAATAGAGTTTCCTGAGTTACCTGCGTTGTAAAGGTAACTGCCTGTAGCTATGATCATCTGCTCTATATTTAGCGGGATGTCTTCCATTGAATGTCCTCCAAAGTAATATCTTCTATAGAACGATCAGGGAAGATAGCAAGAAGTTGATTGATCTTATTAACTATCCACTTAGGGTGGTATGCATTAAGGTGCATGGTTCGTTGCGCCATGAAATGAGTCTGAGTAGGCATGAAGTCTGTATAGTTCTCAGTAGTTATCTTCTGTCCTTCTTCTTCACTAAGTAAAGTCCTTAGCCAATTAACTATTATAACTCCTGAATGTTTCCTAATGCGCTTAGCTTTCCTGCCGTTCATAGTAGCTCCTCTACCTTGGGTTCAACTACAACCTCTGTTAAATAAGTAAATCCATTTGAGTATTTAAAAGTGCGTAAACCTTGACCATCGTTGGAGTCTTTGTAACAGTCGTGCTTATACTTACACCAGTTACAACCCTTAGCAAGTTTCATGTTACCTTTCTTGCCATCGGGTATTGGATTGTAGCACAATTCTGGAGGAGTCTCCATCTCTAACGCAGGTAATAACTTACTAATAGATGCTTTAATATTAGGCTTATCAAGATCATCAGGCACATACATGCATAGCTCACCGCTCTCTTTGTTCAACACTAAGAAGCCACCGTTCTCTGTACCCTCTGCGGCCTCGTACCCTGCAAGCTGACCAAGGTATCCGAAGGGATCATCTTGAGATAAGCGCCCGTCCCTGAACTTGTTGAACGCAAAGCGAGAAGCTGTCTTAACGTCCACTACTTCGCCGTTAATCTTGCAGTCCATGTGTCCTACGATACCATCAACTACAACTTCTTTCTGCTCGTCTGTTACTTTGTGTCCTGCCATGCGTACAAGCATCAACACAATCTCTTCAAGCAAGTGGCCGTACAGGAACTTGATCTGCGTAGCCCCATCAATACCGCCACGACCCTGCGGATCACGCTTCTCGTACCACAACTGACGAGCAGGTTTACCTACGTTGGACATACGCACCGTGAAATTACTGTCACGTTCTCTGGGTGTGGCCCACGACATTAGGGCTTCTCGCATCCCCACTAGGGTGTTGTCTATGTCTTCTTCTGTAAGCGGCAGAGGTGTGCCGTCTGATAGCTTCTCAAGGTGCTTGTAGATGTCGGGTACTAAAGTATCAAGTTTCATGCTGAACATCCTTTATATTTTTAATTATATTTTTTATAGTCTTTAAGTCTGACTTGAACCACTCGTTAGCGTGTTTGATTTTAATTTCTTTTAACTTGGCGTGTACTAGCTTCTCAGCTTCTCGTCTATCATTAAAGTATTTAGAATAAGATACCTTGTAATCTCTGAAAGGTGAAGAGGTTTGATAAGCTTTACATCTATCAGTTGCATCAACAGCCATGCCAACTTTATACCATTCAACCCACGCAGGATTAGAGATAACGTAGACATGTCCATCTTGTATACTGTTGTACTCTGCTTTGTGTCTACGTCCCAACAGCTTAGCTAAAAGTTTAGGGCTTGGTTGTTTACCTTCTTTATACTTTTTCTTGACTATATTTTCTGTTCTTCTTATGTCATAACAATCAATACACTTGTAGTGCTTTTTACCTACAAAAGAAAACCACCAGTTGACAGGCGTTTCCAGTACTATCCCACACTCTATACAATTTTTAATGTGTTTCACTCCAGTTCTCCCCAACTTTGTAAGCCCCATCTAAA